TTATTTTTACCCATCCATAGATATGGAGCCGATTGGTGCATATTAATAATTCCTGATTTTCTCAAAGCAACCAAGAAATCATGGAAAAAATCCATTCCGTCTTTACCAAAATAGTTGTATAATTCGGCAACTTTTTCCATATCATCCATGTTCATAGACTCAGTAATAACATTCAAAGAGTCCTCACCATATTTTTCAATAAAGTCATCTTCTAACATCCACACATCTTTTTGTTGCTTTGGGTCATGTTCAAGTATTAATGATAAACTAGAACCATTATCCCATTTTACATTTATTTGAGTCCACATTTGACCAACTTGTTCAACACGAGTTACAGTTCCGGCATCCCCTAATGTTACCGAATTTTCTCCACCCATATTAATACAAACAACTCTATCACCTTTACTTAGGTCGTATGGGTTAATTTTTATTTGATTACTCATATATTTATAAATACAATGAAAGTTCTAATTTCACAATCAACAAATAATGTAATTCTTACTGAATCTGTGTTAGACGATATTAAATCAACACTTAAATCTGCCAAAGACATTTCACATGATGCAATTGTTTCAACAAAAAAACAATTGAACATGGATTTGAAATTTTTATTAACTTGGGGAGCGTCAATTGGTGGAATAATGGCTCCTTTAATGGATTATGTTAATGGAAATTACCCTGAGTTAGATACCGCTTCAGCATATTCATTGGTTGTTGGAGCTGTTAGTATAGTTTTTTACAATAATGAAAAACAAATTAGAAAAATTGCTGAAGACATAGAAGAAAAAGGTTTAAATGATGTTTTTGTGGATGTGTTAGAAAAAACAAAAGAATTAAAAAACACTTTATCTGATTTTATTGAGTCTTTAGGGATAACAATTAGTCAAGTTGGTAATATTATATCTTACGCATTTTTAATTCCAATTATACCAATGTTAATTAGTATTCATGTTGGGAGTAATACAGATACTTCTTTGGTTGTTAGTAAAATAATCAAAAGTTTGTTATCATCTGGTGGGGTTGCACTAAGTGCTAATTTGTTAAAGGTTTTGTTAACTAAAATAGTTGATAGAATTAGACAAAATCAATCTTAATTTTCAAATCTCCGTTTCCCTTAATTGTCCTGTGATAAATTCCTTCGGGTATAAAGTATTTTTCACCTAATTTCATTTCAACAGGTAACTCATCATCTAATTGTAACATCCATCCATTCCCTTCTAACACTTCAACAAGTCTATCTTCTCTGTCTCTATGCCAATGAAGTTCTCCTGAATCAACATTTGATTCAAATATTCTGATTTTTGATTTTTCTGAAATTTGTGAGTCTAAGTATGGTTTCATATGTATGAATAATTATTGAATGTTTTAGATTTTAAACGATATCTTATCAGACTTCGTTCAATTAATAATTTATTAGACGCTTCTGTAATTGAATCATATACTATACCATCTATGATTATTGGTTTTTTATGTTTGCAAACATAATTTGAATTATTTTTTCTTATTATACATTTTTTTGAACAAAAAATTTGTGTGTTGTTTCTATATATAAATTCTTTACCACAATTATTACAAATTCTATTTTTTTTATGTTTTCTATTGAAGAATTTATTAACTCTTTCATCATTAAAAAAATCATAAAAACCTTTAATATTGCCAAAATTCATGATGTTATTTTTACTCTTAACTGATTTCGATAAAAGAATTAAATCTTCAGACACATCTTCAATATCAGAATAACCTAATTTGTCTTTAACATAATAACATTTTTCTTGATACTTTTTCCAATAATTTATCCAATATTTTTTCTGATTTTGTTTAGATTTTTCACTATTTAAAGACATGTGAAGTTTTAATTTTAATTTATCTTTATATATTTTAGATTTTTCTTCACCGTATGACTCCTCATATGTTTTACCTTTTGTATAAGATGAATTGGATATTTTTTCTTTAATTTTATCGATATTAGGGTGACTAGATAGAGTGTTTCCACCATCTCCGCCTTTAGTTATATTATATAGAATGTGATTTTTCCTGTATTCTCCAATCCAATAAATTTCTTTTTTTGATAATTCTTCATTATTGTCGGCAGTATCAATAATTTTTTTTGTGAAATTATTCTTACCGTATTTTTCAATTGCCCTTCTAATCAGAACTCCGGACCCATAATATGATATCCTATTGGTCGTGTCTTTACCTATATAAATTTTACCATTAATAGTATTTTTAATTTCATATATAACCATATCATTGTGTTTATATATAAATATCAAAAAAAATAGTTTTTTCCAGTGAATAAATGTCTATTTCTACCAAAACCCAGGATATGTCCGTCCGCCCCAGAGGTGCCCGAATCGATTGAGGCGACACGCCCAGTAACCGGCTTTCATTCTATCATTTTTCTTATCACATTGGTGTCTTGCGGCAAATGATTTACGAGCCTTTGGGTTAGATACTTTGGCAGTTAACCCCCCATGAACATCCCCAAAAGAAATTTTCTTAACTCTTCCTGTAGATGGGTTCTTAACATATACAACATATTTTTTACCCCCACCTGAGTTTCTTCTTGGTTTACCAATTTCAACTTTTTTACCGTTATATTCGGCTTCGTTAATAAATTCTTCAGCGAGTGGAATATCTAAATAAATTTCTTTACCATTTTTTAGAGTAATTTTTTTACCCAAATCACTTTCAACAAGTTCAATTTCTTCTTCAGATAATTCCATTTGACCTTCATAATATAACTCTCTGACTTCATTAATTAAATCAAAGAATTTTTTTGAGTGTGGTCTGAACACATTTTCTAATAAAGACAAATCATTGTCCAAGTGATATTTTAGATTTTCTGAAACAACAATTTCAGGATTAGAATACTCTAACAAAGTTTTTCTTAAAATTTTTTCAATATTCATTTTTTCTCACGAAATAAAAAATACAATCCAAAGAATGATAGTGCAATACCATAAAAAATACCTGTGGTAGTCCAATAAGAATTGGTGGCATTTAGTATCATTTTGAAAATGATGTCGAACCCTAAAGGGTTGAAAAACATTCCAGCCATAAGACAGAAAGTTGCTATATTTTTGCGGAATATTTGTCTCCAAGTCATCACTATCCATTTATTTGGGTTTAAAGTTTATGAATTTGAAAAAATCAAATTCTTTTTAATAAATATTTTGTGAATGTGAATATTTGATATATATTTGTAGAAATAATTAAAAAGTCAACAACTATGAAAAACACAATCTTAATTTTAATCTCAACTTTAATCAGTTTAGCGGTTAATTCACAAGTTATTACTGTAAAAATGAATGGGTTTTATAAATACCAACACCCATCAAGCGTTTCTATATATGATGCAGAAAGAGAGGGTACATTAGAACTTATTAGTTTGTGTAAAACAACTACAACTTTCATTTTTGATTTATCATCTTCAAAAATGAAAGTAATTAATCCCGACTCAACTGTATGGGAAGGCAACATAACCGAAATTGTACCAACAGGAAATGTATTTGATATTTATGTTGGGGATTGTTTGGTGATTTTATCAAACGATGTTAATACAGGTGAATTTGTCTATATCATGGAGTGGAAAGAAGAATTTTTCACTGATTGCGAATTATCTTTGGGAAATCAATTAGATGTAACTATTCAAAAATAAAAAAGGGGGTAACCCCCCTTTTTTATTTATTTTATCGTTTTAAGTTTATTATCTTGCTTGTCTGGTAGTACAATCATAAACTAAATTATTTCTATCTTTAACTAATTTGGTAAATGCCGGATATAAACCCCTTTCTTTCGCATAATATTCAATCGCTCTTTTAGAATCATTTAATATAATATTACTTGTCATAACCTTATTTAGAACTATTTGAGATTGTTGGTCAGTGAATGAACATAACGCATCCGCAGTTTTAAAAGTTGCAACTAAGTATTTTAAACCTTCATCAAATAAATTTACCACAACATTATATCCCGCTTTCTGATATTTCTCTATATCATCAGATGTGATGTCTTTTGATGAGTCTAACTTAGGTTGTGAATCTACCTTTGGCATATATGTTTTTAGATTAGCCCTTAAATCATCATAATTTATAAATTTAAGTAATTGGTCAGGTGTGGTTATTGTTGGTATTTTAACAGGAAATGTGCCGCTAGCCGTTTCAATTTGTCTTACAGGAATTTCTGATGTTGCCGATGTTCTTGGTGGTGTGGTTGTTTGTTCAGAAAGGTAATTATTTTTAGTGGCGCTTTTATGCATTTCCAAAATTCTTTGTTTTTCATTATTATCAATTTCAAATAATTTTCTCATAATATTTTTTATTTATAAATATTACAATAAATGAAAAAATAAAATACTTATTGCAAAATAACAGATATGGCAGCAAAGGCAACAAAAAACTCGGGTTCGGCTAAAATTAGTTTTGGTTCAAAAAAAGTAGGAAGATTTTCTAAAAAACAATCACCTAATAAGAGGTCAAAAAACTACAAAAAGGCTTATAGAGGTCAGGGAAGATAATTTATTTTTTTTTGGCAAGGACAGGTTCTCCCCAATCGACGGAATTAGTTTCTGAGTCCCACACATCTGTGTCAATATGGTTTCCTTCCCATACTGATGTGAATCCCTCGGATTCTTCAAATAATATTTTATTTTTTACGGTTCCCTTTGAATACGATGTTACTTTGTGTCTATATGTTACCGTTTGCGTAACAATTTCATGAACTTTAGCATCAATAATATATTCTTGAGCATTTGGTCTTTTCAAACCATTAGTGTATTGTTTATTTTCTAATTCCGATAGATTTAGTAAAATAAAATTATAAAGATAATCAACATCAATAGTCTCACCTTTAATACCAAAAGCTTTCAGAGTGTCCAAATAGGTATCAAACACAACCATAGTGTCAGTCTCATAAACATTCACAATACCGTCGTTATCAGTAACCTCATCTAACATTGTTTCGACAATGGCGATTAAAAGTTTTTCATTCACATTTTCTAAATTGGATTTTTCCATATATGATAAATACTAATCAAGTCTTAAATTATTTATTTTAGTATCTAATTGAGTTTTCAAAAAATTATAAGTATCAAATAAATCGTTATCATCAATTTCTGAATCGTTTTCAAACTTAATTTTAAATAATTCCAATAACCTTTCACAAGACTCAAGTTGTAAAATTGTTTTTGATGATTTTATTGAAAATAAAACTTTTTCAAAACAGTCATTAAAGTAAATTTTGATAGTTTCCATTATTTTCTAAAAATTTATTAATTAGTAGTTCAGTTTCTCCTCCAGCTAAATTAACTCTTTTTACACTAACAAATAAATTTATCCACTTATTTGTGACATCGATTAGAATATTTGACAAATTTTTATTTCTAGTTGGTATACATAATTTTTCATAGTTACTTTCAAGTTCTGAATCACTTTGGTTATTTAGTAAAATAACTTTAATATTTTTTTTATAAGGGTAGTGTTGACTACAAAACTCTATTAATTTTAATATTACCTCTTTTTGATTTTGTGGTATACCTGAACCAAAATCCACTAATTTAATTTCCATACATATAAATATTTGAATATTCAAACATAATTTATTATCTTTATATTGTAAAACTATGGACAGAAAAACTTGTTTTGAAAATTTAATTAACGATTATTTAGTTGAGGAATATCCTTTGGTTTTGGGGGTATGCAACACATCTTTTTCAAAAAAAGAAGATAGAATGTCTGTTCGTATGATATTAAAATTAGATGATGAAAAAACCAAAAAAGAGATAGGTAACGGTCTATATCAAACTATTTTTTCAGGAAAGAAAGTTAAAGATTTATTTTCAGTTAGATATTTTTTGAAAGATTATATTGACTTAGACACGATTAGAAAAGAAATAAAAAATTATTATAAAATGTTCTATATTGAAAGAATACATACTTTTGATATAGACTTAGAATTAGTAAATGAAGGAACTGTTAGAGAACATACTCAATAAAATGTCTGACGATGAAATTCCGATTTTGTTTGGTGAGGGGAGTAAGATTGTGGTTGATGAATTTAATTTCTCGGACTACCAAGGAGTTTATTATGTGTCATTAAAATTGATTAACTGTAACCCTGAAATTGCGGTAGATGTTTTTCCAGACGCATTAGAATTGTTCTTTCATGATATTTGGACTTGTCTTCCAGCAAAACATAATTATATATTAACCTGCTCAATGAATCACTAATATGGCACATCCAATTCTACACTCAAAATCATCAGCAAAACAATTTGGAGGAAAATGGGAAGATTATATCCATTTACATGAATGGCTAGACGAAACCAAGGGATGGTATGGACATTCATTACATAGACTATGGAGACACCACTCTGAGGGGATATTTGAGATGGAACAAAGGTTTGGTAAGTCATTTGAAAATAGTGACGGTAAAACCGTTTATACGAGATATGTTGGGGAACAACATGTAAGAGAGGATTGTAATAACTATATCCCAACGGCAAAAGAATGGATTGACGCAATATCCGCAAAGGAACGACCAATATGGATGTTAAAAACATTAAAAATAGAAATAAATGACTAATATTTATTAGTATGGCAGAAATTTCAGAAACAATTAAAGAATTTTTAAATTCAGACGACTCAAAAAAATATCTAAAGTTTTTATCAGATATTGCATTGATGAATGGTTCAGATTATATACAACAAAATATTGATGTTTATCAAGGGGGGGATGTTAATTATTATTATTCCCCATATTTTGAAAATGGTAAAACAAAGTTTTTAGAAGACCCGTCTATCAAAAACTATTTAAATAAACTTTATGAAATAATCTTAGATGAAGATTTATTTTTCAAAGATGAGTTATATTGGGAATACGGTGATGATGCTAACTATTTTAGTGTAGTGATTAGACTTGATTTTGAAAATAAAAAAATAGAATTTAATGGTTATGTAACTGAAAGTGCCACGGAATACACAAGATATGAGTTTGAAATTCCTTCAGAAGATGAGGATTTAAATCAACAAATTGACAGTTATATTGAAGATGGGTATACAGAAATAAATATTGGTTTTTCAGGTGGTGGTGATTCAGGACAATTAGACTCTTTTGAGGCTGACGGTGAGTCCGTAGATTATAATGCCGCTTTAGAAGACTATTTGTTTGAAAAATTACAATCAGTCCAAGGAGGATGGGAAATAAATGAAGGGTCTCAAGGTCATTTTACTATTAATTGTAGAGATATGACTGTCGAACTTGATTTTGGATTAAACTACGAAAAAGAAGCCCCATTTGACCACGATTGGGAAATGGATTTAGATTATTAAAAAATCTGAATTGTTCTTTGGGGTCTGTCATCACCATAATCAGGACAGAAATAAATATTCTTAGCATCGTGATAAATGGTTCCACCAATTCCATTTGGAATCTTATGTTTTTCCATGAACTTATCATCAACATCTATTTGGTGGTTACCATCATGAACTACAAAACATTTGTTATCAAAAGAACAATGATATTGTTGTGATTTATTTTTTTCTCTAAAGAATTCCTCAGGAGACATAACATATCTTGCAACATTTTCATTCATCAATTTCTTAACAACTTTCTCTAACTGACTCTCAGTTATATTGATAATTTTCTTTTTCATATACTATAAATACATTAGTTTTTTTATTTCCAACCGTTTTTATAAATATTAAATTCTTTAATTCTTCGTTTCAAGTTAGCCCAATTGGTTGTAAAATAT